TGCTTGCATCGCCCAAGAAATCAGTAAGCTGACTCCGAAACACATTCGCTTTGACAAGAACAACCTCCAAGTCCCGATCTTCGATTCGATTTCTGACTTGCTTGAATACGGGCCAAATGAATGGAGTACGACCAAGGATTTCCTAGAGAAAATCACCTGGCAACTCTTTCTGAATTACAACGTGTTCATCCTTCCGGTCTACGACGAAATGATGACAGGAGATGGAAAATCACGGAAGTATCGAGCCCTTTATCCTCTGGAACCGACTGAAGTCTCCTTCATCGTCGATGGGAAGAACGAACTCTATGTTGATTTTCGCTTCAATTCCAATGAGAAACTGGTGGTTAAATATTCCGACCTCATTCATTGGCGATATCGGTATTCAGTCAATCCTTTCATGGGCGGTAATGCCAATGGCCAACCGGATACGCAAGCGTTGCTTCAAACAGTGGACATCAACCATAAGCTGCTGCAATCCATTGAGAAATCGGTGAATTCCTCGATGCAGATTTATGGTGTCATGAAGTACAACACGATCCTCGATGAAGACAATATGAAAGCCGAGATTTCCAGATTTGAAAAAATGTTGGCGGAAAATAAGAATGGGATCATTGGCGCGGACCTGAAATCCGAATACATCCAAATCAAGCCCGATCCGAAATTGGTTGATCCCCAAACGTTAGCCTTCATCGATTCGAAGATTCTACGTCACTATGGCGTTTCCATCCCGATTCTCTCCGGGGATTTCACCCCCGAACAGTATCAAAGTTTCTATGAGAAAACGCTCGAACCCCTGATCAATTCCTTGAATCAAGTTTTCACGAAAAGTCTGTTCACCCAACGAGAACTGCAGTTTGGCAACAAGATCGTCTTCTATGCCAATAACTTGCTTTATATGGCGCTCGACAAGCGTGTAGCGGTTGGTGATCTCTTGGGAAACCGCGGTGCCCTCACCAATAACGACCTTCTTGCCTTGTTTGGTTACCCACCCTACGAAGAAGGAAATGTTCGCTTAATGTCACTCAACTATGTCGATGTTAATATCGCGCATCAATACCAATTGAAGAATGCATCCACGAAACCGGAGGAATCCCCGAATGAACCCAAAGAATGAGTTGATCTATCGCGCGTATACCTCGGATTTCACCCTGGAAGGCAACAAGCTCAGTGGACTCGCCGCGGTCTATGAAAACCGGACCAAAATCGGAAATCTCTTCCATGAAGTGATCGAACGTGGGGCGTTTGATGAATCCGATCTTACGGATGTCTTATTCTTCGTCAATCACGACATGAGCAAGATTCCCTTAGCTCGAAGTCGCCGCAATAACGGAAACAGCACCATGACCTTGAAGGTGGATGAGCAAGGATTGCATGTGGAACCACAGCTCGATGTGGAGAACAATGCAGATGCCCGGGCTTTGTATTCAGCTGTCAAGCGCGGAGACATCACCGGGATGTCCTTTCTGTTTACGATCAAAGAAGATGCTTGGGAGGATTTGGATAAATCCATTCCGACGCGTCGTATCAAGAAAGTGGCACGGGTCCGGGAGGTCTCCGCGGTAAACTTTCCAGCCTATGATGCGACGGAGATTCATGTGCGTGACGGACGATCGCTGGAGAGCGACGCTCAAGCATTGGAGAATGCACGTTCTGCTTTGGACAAAGCGAAAACGAGCTCAGAAGTCTGGAAATTGAAGAATCGTATCCTGCAAATGAAAGTTCGAGGAACCAAGGAAGAATGAATAAAGAAAAAATCCTGAAGTTGATTCAAGAGAAACAAACCAAAATGGAAGCGTTGTTGAAGCGCTCCGAAGCCTCCGAAAAAGTGGAAGAACTCCGTGCCTTGAATACCGACATGGAAGAGCTCGCCAATGAGTTGGAAAGCCTGCGTTCCTTGGTCAAGGATCTTGACGACGAAGAACAACGCAGCACCCAAAAGAAAACGATCTTGGCGACCTATGGCGTGAAGATCAAATCCGAGAAACCGGACGAAAGCCGCACGGAAGAACCCAGTGAATTTGAACAACGCGCGGAAGCGTTCAAAGCCTCCAATAAAGTCGAATTCAGCGTCGAGGAAGTTCGTGCCGTCACCATCGGATCCGGCAATCTGATTTCCCCCAAACCGGTCCAGAATACCATCAACGAGAAGTTCAATGAAGTCTCCTCGGTGGTCGAGCTGGTCAATGTGGTCTCAGCCGAAGGCATGACCGAATACGAAGTGCCCTACGTCACTGGTTACAGTGAAGGTGGGATTACCGGGGAAGGACAAGATTACTCTGAAGGTGAACCGACCTTCGACTATGCGTCGATCAAACCGATCAAAATCACGATTTACACTGAAGTCACCGAAGAAGTTTCCAAGCTGACCCCGGTGCAATACCTGACGAAGATTCGTCAAGCGGCGCTGATCGCTTTACGTAAGAAAGTGGCACGTTTGATTCCGTTGGGTAATCCGTCCGCGACGCCGGCTGAGTTCACCGGGATTCTCAACGCCCCGGCCATTACCGATGCGGCCTTGGAATTCAGTGCCATCGATGAAAAGACCTTGCGCAAGATTGCGATGTCCTATGGTGGCGATGAAAACATCTTGGGGAATGCGGTCCTGTTGATCAACAAGAACGACTTGATTGCCTTTGGGGATGTACGCGGTGCGGACAAGAAATCAGTCTATGAAATCACCCCAGATTCCTCCAATCCGAATGCAGGGATCCTCAAGGATGGCGGGTTATCGGTTCGCTATGTTATCAACAGTGCTCTCAAAGCCCTCAGTGATGCGGCGACCGTCGCCACGACTCCGTGCATGATCTACGGACATCCGGGTGCCTACGAACTGGCCTTGTTTAGCCCTTACGAGATTAAAGTCTCGGAAGATGCCGCGTTTAAGAAGGGCATGTTAGCGATCAAAGGGAGTGTCTTTGTGGGCGGCAACGTCGTTGCTTCCAATGGTTTCCTGATCATCAAGAAGAAAACCGCTTAATTCGGGAAACCCCATAGAGAGGAGAATCCATGACGGAAGCTGAATTACTCATTGAAGTGAAAAAAGGATTGGGCGTGACCGGATCAACTCAAGATGGAACGATCCTTCGTCATTTGAAGGATGTCAAAGCCTTTATGGCAAGCGCCGGCGTCCGATCCACCATTCTTGAGAGTGAAGCTTCCGTCGGGGTGATTCTGCGTGGGGTGGCTGATCTTTGGAATCTGGAGAGTGGAACCGTTCGATTCAGTCCGTACTTTATACAAAGATTGATTCAACTCAACACGCTCCCAGATCCGGTGGTGGCCAGTGTATAAACCAGCTGGAGTCGGTGCATTTACGACGGCGGTGAAACTGCAAAAACGCATTGCCCAGAAAGTCAGTGGTGCCTTGGAATTCTCGGTTGAGGATGCGACGGATCCGATACTGAATTGTAGCTTTAAAACCTATGGTGGGACGGAAACGATCGTAAATGGTAGTCTCGTTTTGTTGAATACTGCGACCTTGGTGACCTGGTATCGACAAGACATTCAAGCCGCCGATCGGATCCTCCTGATCCAAGACAACAGTGTATGGGAAGTCATCGGAGAACCTGAAAACATCGACATGCGGAATCAATACCTGATTCTTAAAGTTCGAAAAATTTCCGGAGGGGCATGATGAGCAAGAACATGATGAAACTGGATTTAAACGGCGTTAAGGAGCTCTTGGAGCGACTTCAAAAGGCCGGTGGTAACATTGATGCAGCCGCGGAAAAAGCGCTGGTTGAGAGCGCACAGCCCTTCATGGAAGACTTGAGATCTGGGATTCAAAAACACCGTCGAACGGGTCTTACCGAAGACTCGCTCAAGGATCCATCCCAAATTGAAAGGGAAGGAAATCGGCTCACGTTGAACGTGGGCTTTGATTTAGGGAAGGGTGGATTGCCCGCACTCTTTATCGAACATGGGACACCCCGCATGAAACCTCAACCGTTTATCCAACCTGCGATTCGAAAAAACCAAGCAAAGTCGCGAATGATTCAACAAGCCGTCCTAACGAAGCTTCTCAAGGAGATTGAACCATGAATGTCCGTGATCGCTTGATTGCAGCCCTCCAACCCTTGGGATTGGAAGTGCGCCTACAAGGCTCCATCGCGGAGAATGAGCCGTTACCCGAGACTTTCTTGACTTACTTCATCATCGATAGCCCGGATGGAAACAGTTATGAGGATGGACCGCTTGTGTCCTATATCCGAGTTCAAGTCGTGCTCTATTCAACCAAGATGAGCCTTCTCAATGCTCGGCCGCAACAAGTCTTTAATGTCTGTCGTAATGCGGGATTCATCCGGGATAGTCGCGGTCGTGATTTGGGCTTTGAAGGCGATCATTATGGATGGAGCATGAACTTCATCACCACAGAAAGGAATTTCTAACCATGTCTCAACCCTATGTTTATGAAGAATACCAAGGTTTCGATAGCCTCTACTTCGCAGAAATTACCAAGGATGATGCCACCGCCTATACGGCCGGCATCCCGGAAATACTAGCGCCTGCAGGTGAGATCGCGGTTAAAACCGAGCGGTCAACCGATCCGAAATACTACGACAACCAACCGTTTCTGATCGTCACCGCAGAGGGCTTTGATGAAGCCACTTTGACGGTCCCGGTGTTACCAATTGCCTTAGTTGCTCGTTTGTTGGGGAAAGTCGTCGACACCGTGACGGGTGCGTTGTTGGATACCGGAGAAACGCAAACGAAATACTTTGCGATTGGGTATCGTCTGCGCTTTACGGATGGCTCGTATCGCTATGTTTGGCGTCACAAAGGAACCTTCCGGCTCGATGAAGAAAGTGCCAAAGCCCAAGATGCATCGACCGATACCAATAATCACAAATTGATCTTTACCGGAATCACGACAAAATTCCGTTTCGAACTACCGGATGCCAGTAAAAAACCCGGGAAGCAACTCGTGGTCGATGCCCGGGATGGGAAAGCGGATGTCTCGGAATGGTTTGCGCAAGTCGTGACGCCGGAGAATTTAACGGTGATTACTCCGACTCCTTAGATTGGAGTGCTGCAATCTGCTGTGTGAGTTTCTCAAACTTCATATCTGCGTCAACCTTAACATACCAAATCATGAACGGTATAAAGATAACAATTACGATAGGAATGACTATACTTAAATCGCCTGTCTGAAAGGTTAATCCAATAATTTGAAGAGAAAAATAGAGCAAGAACAGAATAGAAATCCAACCTAAAACGACTCTCCAAAATTTACTCATGGGTTGATTTCTCCTTCGATAATTTTTGACCAAGAATTTTTTCATTTATCTCGTTAAGCTCAACGTAAATCATCCACAGCATAAAAGCGATCAATAAGAAACCAGAAAGAATGAGAATGTCTTGACCATTTGAATCATGGAAAAACAAAGCTAAGATGAGCATTAGAATACCTGAGATTGGAACAATCATGAACCAACCATAAAGCAATCTTGTAAGTTTATCCATTATTTACTCCCCCTTGAGTTGTTAATTTAATCCTAATGGAAACTGAATCACGAATCAAGACTATGCATAACAATTTTATGGAAATGAGGAAAGAACATGAATTCTAGCATTTCGCTGACGATCTACGATGACCAAGATGAAATCCTCGCGGAATTTACCGAGACACGTATTCGCTGGGGAATCATCGAAGATGTGGTGGATCTCTCAGAGAAACTATATGGAAAGTCCGAACGGGAAGCCATCCAAGCGATGGGAACTTTTATCCAATTGGTCTTTCCCAAATTGACGAAAGAACTCTTGCGTCAAGCGGATGTGAATGACATTAAAATATGCTTTCAACAGATCGTCAATGTCGTCAAAAACATCGAGGGTAACTCCGAAAAAAACGTGGAAACGGTGAAGCCTCTTTAGTAAATGCCGAAGAAGCTTCACCGCTCTCTGAAATCCTCTTCGAACTTGTAATGAACCTCTGTAAAGTCTTTCCCGCGTTGGATCCTTTCCGACTTCGGCGGAAGGAAGCGGATGAAGTTATCTTGCTGATCAACAAACTTTCTCGGCAGGGACGCAAAAAACCAAGTTCTCCTGAGAGCATGAAACAACGAAAGAAAGTCTACGCGGATCAAGTGAATTGGTTCTAGAAAGGGTGGTGGTCAAAGTTGGCGGATGAAATCTTAGGTGGAAAGTGGACACTCGATACAACCGATCTCAAAGCCGGACTCACGGAAGCCAATCGCTTGATCCGAATTGCGGACTCCGAGTTCAAAGCCGCAGCAGCCAGTATGGGAACTTGGGGTGAGAACGCCGATGGACTCAGTGCTCGAATCAAAAGTCTTTCGACCATCGTCGACATCCAGGAACAA